AGAACTATGAACAACATCGATAACCTGGCAATGGACCGTTTGGATCAGTTGGCTTCTATGGTCAGCCAGCACATGGAGAACGGAAACGAATCACTCGCCGAACTCTGTGACCAGGAGGCACGGGACCTACTGAACGAACTGGAATCCGAGGACTACACGTTTTGGACTATGGAAGACCTCAGCGGGCTGGAAGCCTAGGGACAGGTTAGGGGGCTGATCGACAGTCCCCCGTTTCGACAGTTGTTGGCGGCGGTGCCCCGATACCCCCGTATCGCGATACGAAAAGCAATAGGGTTCCTACTCCGCAACCTACAAAAGTAAATATCGACTTCTATATCTCCCTCTTCCATTTTATTTTTCCCAGGGTCACAGAGCCCACAGAGTCCGTTATATTATTCCCCTTCGAGTTTCCCAGGGTCTCCCAAAATTTCCCCAGTAAAAATATTCCCCATAGGGTTACGCAGTAAACCGAAGGTTTCTCTTCAAGTGAGCTTCAAGTATCTCTCTGTCTCTTCCATACTCATTATAACACATCTAGCTCTATATTACACACTGATACTCTGAGGTTACAAACACAGAGATATAGTGTAAAATGTAGAAGTTCTATATACACCAGTTGTTACCCCTATATGAATGAAAAAGGAAAACACATTTATCACTGAGCTACAAGAAGATGTCTCCACGGGAGATCTAATGGCTTCTATTCCCCCACAGATCCTCTCAGAGATGGGATGGTATGAGGGCACAGAGTTACGTTGGGTCGTTGATGGTGGTGAGTTAATCTTAATGGAAGTTTAATAGAGCCCTATTGGGATTTTAAAAAAATGGCTGAAAAAACTGTCTACCACATTTACGTTAATGGATCTCCAGTATATGTGAATCTTGAGGAGGAGGAATTTGAAAAGGAGTATAGTTACCTTAAGGGGTTTCTGGAGTTGACGAATCTAGGTAAAGATGCTAAAATAGAGTATGAGGAGTTGCGCACTCCTCTTGGATTAGAGGCTTCTTATTAGGTCTCTACATACTAGTATGATACACACATTATTGGAGTTTGATTAACATGGCTAAGGGGTTTACCGTACAGGCAAAGACACCGCCTAAAGGTACGGAAGCGAAGAAGGCTGAAGAATGGGATTATGATAAGGCGAAGGAAATGCTTCGTGGTAAGAGTATTGTCTTCTGTCTTCCTGGACGTGGAGTAAGTTATACGTATCTTAAGAATTTCGTACAACTCTGCTTCGACTTGGTACAGATGGGAGCTTCGATTCAGATCTCTCAAGACTACAGCTCAATGGTTAACTTTGCACGTTGTAAGTGCTTAGGAGCCAACGTCCTACGTGGACCAGATCAGATTCCATGGGATGGTCGTCTTAAGTATGACTATCAACTATGGATTGATAGTGACATTGTATTCAATACAGAGAAGCTCCTACAACTTGTTCTAATGGACAAGGACATCGCTTCTGGTTGGTATTGTACAGAGGACGGACGTACCTCATCTGTTGCTCACTGGTTAGAGGAAGATGACTTCGCCAAGAATGGTGGTGTTATGAATCACGAGAACCTAGAAACCATGTCGAAGCGTAAGAAGCCTTTCACGGTTGACTACACTGGTTTTGGTTGGGTCCTTATCAAGAATGGTGTCTTTGAGCATCCTGAGATGAAGTATCCATGGTTCGCACCTAAGATGCAAATCTTTGAATCTGGTGATGTACAAGATATGTGTGGTGAAGACGTTAGCTTCTGTTTAGATGCTATTGAAGCTGGATTCGAGATCTGGTGTGACCCCCGTATCAGAGTCGGACATGAGAAGTCACGAGTGATCTAATGGTCCACTTGTATGATATAATCATAGAAGGTCAGGTTATTCATAAGGGAGTATGTGAGGAGGAGTTTCTAGACCTTATGGATATCTTCTCTTCTAACTTCTATGAATGTGGTTTCCCCCACCCTGACACTATTTCACACCGAATGTATACTGAAGGAGACTAATGTACGGAAAGACTACACAGAAAGACACAGCAAGACCTAAGAGGACCTCTCAAGGTCGCTCAGCAAACACTAAGATGAGTGCTACCTCACGTAACTCTCGTAAGAAGCGTTACAAGGGTCAAGGTAAATAAGATATCTAACCACCTCTAAATACTAGGGGTGGTTTTTTAATGCTATTTCTTTATGGAAGTGCTGCATGAGTTTTTGAATGTACATCCAGACGACATGTGGGTGTATAACAAACTACAACTTTGTCGTAAGTTGGAGTATATCTGTGGACCTCTAGGGGCACCAGTACCCTTTCCTGGTTGGTATATCCTCAAACCTGCTATAAACTTCCTTGGTATGGGAAGAAACTCAAGAAAGATATGGTTGACTCCTGAAGATAAGACAGAAAACTTTGGAATACCAGGTGAGTTTTGGTCTGAGTTCTTTGTAGGGGAGCATATTAGCGTAGACTATTACAAAAAGCATCAGATATTAACTGTCAAGGGTTACCCAGAGGATAAGAAACACATCTCTGAGTGCTCTAGATGGAAGAAGTGGACTAAAGTTGACAGAGAAATACCATTCCCAGAAGTATTAGGGGATGTATGGAGGAACTATAGTACTATTAACATCGAATGTATCGGTGGAAATATGATTGAAGCCCATGTTAGGTGTAACCCTGACTTTGTTTGGGGTAATGAAGAGGCTATTCCAGTGTGGAAGGGTGATAGAATAAGCCCACCGGATGGTTATAAGTTTGTTGAGAGTCCAGACTACGAAAGAGTAGGGTTTTATATCAAGTAAATAGAGTATCAGGGGATAGAAACCCCCTTAAAAGTTCTATAAATGTTGTTTTTAGGACTATAGTACTATGGGAAGACCAGTAGATCGATCTAAAGGAGTTCTTTTAGTCACCGATTATGGTGCTCTTGAATGGGCATTGAAGAAAAAGAAGGAAATGGCGAAGAGATGTCCGTCATGTACTTGTCAGACAAAGGCATCTTCCTGATAATACACTAAATACAACTAAATACGCAACAATAATGGCAGAAGTCACACGTATTTCTAGGACATTTAAGGACATTAGTCTCTCGTTCAAACCGCATCCGGTTACGGGAGACCTTTCTGTGCTTAAAAACGAAAGAGCAATCAACAAATCCGTACAGAATATTGTTGAAACCATTCCTGGTGAGAAATATTTCAATCCAAACTTTGGATCTGACGTTAGATCGATGCTTTTTGAGTTAGTTGACTATGGTAGTTCCGCATTAATTGAAGAACAAATCTTAACTTCTATTAATAACTATGAACCTAGGGTAAACAATGTCAAAGTGGATGCAAATCCTCAACCTGATATCAATAGTTTTGAAATTACGGTGAGTTACGACATTATAGGACAACCATTTCCTTCACAAACATTCACATTCATCCTAGAGGCAGCAAGGTAATGGCATTTACTAAGTTTACTAACCTAGATTATGACCAAATCAAGGCATCTATTAAAGATTACCTAAGGGCAAACTCAGATTTCAGTGGGTTTGACTTTGATGGGTCTAACTTTTCAGTGCTAATTGATACTTTGGCATACAATGCCTATATCAACTCGGTGAATGCCAATATGATTGCCAATGAGTCTTTCCTAGACTCAGCAGTTATTCGTAAAAACGTAGTTTCTTTGGCTGGAAACATTGGATACCTCCCAAGATCCAAGAAGGCAGCTACTGCTAAAGTCAAGTTTACTATTCAGACCGCGTCAGAGACTCCTACGTTGACCCTGAAGGCGGGTTTAGTAGCTGTAGGGGCACAAGATAATACTAATTACGTCTTCTCTATTCCAGAGGATATTACAACTCTAGTAGTAGATGGTGTTGCTCAGTTTGGAACTGACGAAGATCCTATTATTATCTACCAGGGTACGTATTTACAGAACTCTTTCTCCTATGATGGGTCGTTAGATCAGAGATTTATCATATCAAACCCCAATATGGACTACAGTACTCTTGTAGTTCGTGTTAAAGAGCAGAATGATCAGGGTATAGGTAAGGTTTGGGCTAGAGTTAACAATATTATTAAGATTAATAGGGAAAGTGAGATATACTTTATCGCAGAAGTTGAAAAAGAATACTACGAACTCATCTTTGGTGACGGAATCTTTGGTAAGTCACTCATAAATGGTCAACAACCGATTGCAAGTTATATTATTACTGATGGATCTAATGGAAATGGTCCATCAAGGTTCTCATATTCAGGTTCTGTTACAAATGCCCTAGGTGGGGTAGTCATTCCTACCAATTCAGTCACTCTAACCACTCTAGAATCCGCCAGAAACGGCGCAAACATCGAATCTATTGATAGTGTAAGGTATTATGCTCCTAAACTCTATGGAGCTCAATACAGAAGTGTCACTGCACGTGACTATGAGGGCATTATTAAGGAAATTTACCCAAATACCGAGTCAGTTTCCGTTGTTGGTGGTGAAGAGCTCGACCCACCCCAGTTTGGTAACGTCTTAATCAGTATTAAACCAGTAAATGGCACAGAAGTCTCCGATTTCGACAAAAAGAACATCTTAGACGGACTAAAACAGTACACAATTGCTGGAATTAACCAAAAACTCGTCGATTTGAAGATTCTCTTCGTCGAATTGGAGAGTTATGTCTATTATGACGTTACTAAAGTATCAAATGCCGAGTCTTTGAAGACAAATGTCATCAAATCACTCAATTCTTATGCAAACTCCATCGATCTTAACAAATTTGGCGGTAGATTCAAGTATTCCAAGGCACAAAAGGTAGTTGACGATACTAGTATCGCTGTTACCTCTAATATTACCAGAATAATCATTCGAAGAAACCTATCTGTCGCGATTAATCAGTTTGCTCAGTATGAATTGTGTTTTGGAAACGGATTCTACGTTAAAGCCAAAGGTGGAAACATCAAATCCACTGGATTCCGAATCTTTGGGTCTAATGACACAATGTATTTCACTGATATGCCAAATAAAGACCAAGATGGCAATTTAGACGGGTCTAATAAAGGTAAGATTTCAGTAATTACAGGAATCAGAGATGATGATGGTGAATTCAAGTATACAGTAGCTGTTGATAAGGCAGGAATCATAGATTACTCCAAAGGAGAGATACAACTCAACACTTTACAGATTTCAGCTACTAGCAAACCAAACAGAATTATCGAAGTACAAGCCTATCCTATTTCCAACGATATTATTGGTCTAAAGGACCTTTACGTCTCACTTGACGTTGCAGATAGTCAGATAAATATGGTTAAGGACACTATTACCAGCGGTGAACAAATCTCTGGTGTAGGTTTCAAAGTAACGTCAAGTTACGGCAACGGCAAGTTAACACGGTAATAGGTATTAAACATGATCGGTACTGAGCTAGGTATTGACGTGAGGGTTAAGACTCAGGATATTATTTCATCCCAACTTCCTGAGTATATTTTAAGTGAAGCTCCACTCACCGACGATTTTCTAAAACAATTCTATATTTCGCAGGAATTCCAAAGCGGACCTGTAGATATCGCAACAAACCTAGATCAATATCTCAATTTGGTATCACTTACCAGTGAGGATGTTTATGGTGCCTTTAATCTAACGGAAGATTTAGATAAAGACGATACTGTTGTCCATGTTAACTCAACTAAGAGTTTCCCAAATCAGTGGGGACTACTAAAGGTTGGCGATGAGATTATTACCTATACCGGTCTCACCACCAACACCTTTACTGGTGCTGTTAGGGGATTTAGTGGTATCACTTCCTACCGCGGTGGTGGAGAGGATAACAACCCCAATGAGTTGATATTCGAAACCACTTCTGCTGCCGATCATACAGAAGGGGCCTCGGTTGAGAACCTTTCTACTCTATTCCTCAAGAGATTCTATGCTCAAATCAAATATACCTTTGCTCCTGGTTTTGAGAACCTAGAGTTTGTTGGTGAAGTTGGTGTCGGGCAGTGGATTCGTAATGCAAGATCTTTCTACCAATCCAAGGGTAGTGAGGAATCTTTCAAGATCCTATTCAAAGTATTATATGGAGAAGAGCCTCTAGTTATTGATCTAGAGAACTTCCTAATCAAACCTTCTGACGCAGAGTATTCCAGAAGGGACTATTCCGTTGCTCTACCGGTCTCAGGGGACCCTCTAACCCTAAGAGGTAAGACAGTATATCAAAGTAACGCTGAAGATGTCTTTGGAGCTATTTCAGAGATTGAAGTCTTCACAAGAGATAACGAACAATATTACAGAATTTACTTCTTTGTTAGTAATGATGAAATTGCTAATGAAAGAAAACTATTCACCATTCCTGGTAGAACAAGAACTCAGAGAAAATGGAATCGAGGTGATACTACCATTACTGTAGATAGTACTCTAGGTTTCAGAGACAACAATGAGTTTATCACTGCTGATGGTGTAATCTTTAACTATGAAGAGAGAACTGTTAATCAGTTTCTAGGAGTAACGTGTAGTGATGCTGATAAGGAGACTATTGATATCAATGAAGACATCATTGATGACATTACTATTTCTGGTATTAATAATGACGGTGAAACAGTATCCTTAAGGATTACTGGTGTAATCTCAGACCTAGACTTTGGTGGTGATATCCCCTTCACTGCTGTTGATGAGAAGATTGCTGTAGATGTAGTAGGTGAGAACATTGTCTCTGCTGATGTCACAAGACTAGAGCCCACTCAAAGACAAATTATTGCTAATAGTTTCATCTACAATACTTCTGTCAGAATGGAAGTATCAGAGCAGAATGGTTCTGACTTTAGTATCAATGCTGCTTTCTTGGACAAAGCTTTCATTGCTCCTGGTGACTCTGTTGATATTCTCCAAAGAAACTCTCAGACTGTCTATGTTGCTGATCGCAAAGTAACCTCAATTGACTATCTCAATAGTATTATAACAATCAATGACTCGTTTGGCATCCCTCTTGGTCAAGCAGTTGATATTAGAAGGAATCAAAACTATGCAACTAGTAGCACTACGAATATTGAGTATGGTCAGAACGCTGTCCTATCCAATGTCCTAAACCTCTATGATGCTTCTGAATACGATGGTAACTTCTATGTTGCAACCAACTCCTTACCTTCCTATGATATGGAAGTTAAAGTTGTTGAGAGTATCATTACTGGTGTCACCACATCTAACCTAGAAGGTTTCAACTCCTTCACTAATGAGTATTCTATTATTGTATTCGATGAGGATACTGAATTCCGTAATGGTGATTTGGTAACCTATAGGGTTATTGACCAGGACAGACTTAACACTCCACCACTATGTCCCGAAGGTGAGTATTTTGTAGAGGTATTGACAGATGCTAGAAAGATTAAACTATATGTGTCACCTTCTTTCATCGGTAGTGACAATACTGTTGGACTCGTATACGCAACAGGTCCTTCTGCTCACGTCTTTACTTTACAATCTCAGAAAGACAGAAAGATCAATACCAAGAATGTATTCAAGAAGATTCCTTACACTGAGAGTAAGCAGAATGTCACTATCGACAGGACACCTACTGAGACCCCTCTAGACTCCCCTGTAGCTATCCTAACCAATGGTGTAGAGGTATTGTCATATAAGTCACCTGATAAGGTATTCCTTGGTCCTATTGAGGAAGTTGTTCCTGTATCTTCAGGTGAAGGTTATAGTGTATTGACTCCACCAACAGTATCACTCTCAGAACCCAATATTCAGATTACAGACCCAACAGGTATTCCTACTGCTACCACTGCAAGAGTAACTCCGGTTATTACTGGTACGTTGGAGAGAATCTTCATCGACCCACAAGACTTTAGTATTGACGAAGTATTCTCAATTACTGTTGTGGGTGGTAATAGTCGTGGTGCAACTGCAAAACCACAAGTTGAGAAAAGGTCACGGTCTATTCCCTTTGACACCAGACTTGACATATATGGTGGTGGTATTGACCCCAATGATGAGACTATTATTTTCCTAGTCGATCATAAACTAGCTAGAGGTGAAGCTATCATCTACGGCAACAATGGTCAGGAAAGTATTGGTGTAGGTGAAGCAGGTAAAGGTAATGTTAACACTGGTAGAGTTCTTGCTAACGGTGGTGTTTATTATGCAGACCCCGTCAATAACAAAGCAATCAGACTTTATGGGTCATTAGAAGATGTAGTGGCAGGTCTCAACACTGTTGGATTTACTTCTGATACAACTGGATATGGTATTCAGAGATTCTCTACTATTGCTGCCAATCAACTTGTCGGTGCTATTATTGATGACAATGGTGGTGACTTCACTTATCGTATGATGGAGTTTCAACCAGAAAACATCTATATTGCCTATGACGAACTTCGTTTCACTAATCACGGATTCAACACTGGTGAGTTAGTGGAGTATGGTACTTATGGTACTGCCGTTGGTGGTCTTTCCACAATCAATAGTTACTATGTTACTGCCTTAGACGAAAATATTCTCAAGTTATCCAATGCTGGTGTTGGTGGTACCAGTACCTTTGATTATAAGAGAGAAGATTATGTAGACTTCACTTCTACTGGTATTGGTACTCAGTTTATTAAGTACCCTGATGTCAGTGTAAATGTTGTTGTATCTTTTGCTTCTACTATTACCGGTGTTGTAGAAGCAACACCTGTGATTCGTGGTGGTATTGTACAAACCTACGTTAATGACGGTGGTTACTATGGTTCTGATATTCTTAACTTCCAAAAGAATCCAAAGATATCAATCAGTAAGGGTGAGGGTGCCCGTGTTAAACCAGTTGTTATCAATGGTACTGTTACTGCGATACAGATTCTAAGTAAGGGTATTAACTATCCTGCTTCACCAGATCTTTTGGTTATTGATAAGACTGATACTGGTAGGGGTTGTGTATTAAGAGCAATTGTTGAAGATGGAAGTATTCAGGAAGTCGTTATTATCAATGGTGGTTTTGATTATGATGCACTCAATACTGATGTTGAGGTTATTGACCCTTCCAAAGAATCTATTCTTATTCCTAGAATTAGGTCACTAACAGTCAATACTTAC